ATTTTTGTCTTATGCCTGATGGCACCTTCTTCGTGTAGGTTGCTAGATAGCGTGATTCAAGCTTCATGAGAGGCTTTACGATGGTCTTCTGGGGATTGGCTGTCCCGGGGAAGCTATTTTTACACTTTCGGCTTTGAACCACCAATGTGGAGTTCATAAAAGAAAGTGATACAGGTCCTAATCGAGTACTGGATAGGAAAGAGCCTGTGTGCGCTGTGATTGCCAGCGCGTCTTATGACGAAAAGGGAAATTGAAGATTTCCCCGGGCTTGAGGTACAACTCGAGCTTGAAAGCAGCCAGCTTTTCGATGGTAAAGAAAGCTGAGGATGGCGAAAGCCATGTCAAGAATCTGATGGTGTGAAACCAACAGTGGTCGCGGTATGCAAGCCGTCTGTAATTCTCGCAAGACTTTAAACTACAGTTAATCCTAGTCTGCGTCGCATGACAAAGGAGTTTTAAACCTGAAGGCTAGTTCAGGGGCAGTTCGGAAACGGATTGCTAACGTAGCATGTTCATTCGGCTACGAGTGCGAGAGTGTCGTAGTCAATACCTTGCCTCTTGTAGGCTACCCGTGGGAGTACGCGCAACCAACGGCTGGTGGTAAGGTCGTGGGGACAAAAGGTATAGTTTTCAATTTTGTGTCTTTTCTAATTTGGCATCTTTGTCACACGTCTCTTCCCGCGTAAATGGAGTTCGTGATCGTCCATTCTGCGGATATGTACGGTTAAGTGAAAAGACAACATTCCATGCTAGTGGAAGTAAATGAGTTCAGGATGAGTTTAGCCTTGAGGGGGACCACTTCATTGAAACGAGGCCGCCCAAAGGGTGATATTGACATGCCAGCTTTATCACTCTGCAAGAAAGTGAACATAGCGTGTAATCTTCGGATAAGCATTGCGTGGCCGAAAAACGGACTACCCTTATAGCCTGATCCCGGCCTTAATTGCTGGTTTCAGGGGGTGGGCGAAACGCCTGCTCTGGAGTGGTTGGGCCCACACAAACTCAAGGAGTCGAGACTTTGAATGTTAGTTTATGAAAGCGAAACATGGAAGGCCCACAGAAATTGTCGGCAGTTTAGCACTAATAGTGGAGCTAAACCTGTGCCAGTGCTACACAGAGGGCCACGCTGTGGTTACCTGCAATGGCGAGAGCTGTTGAGGCACCGGGGGTCACGTAGGTGTGGCGTGATCTGAGAAATAGTGCACCACTGATAATATAAATAGGGGTCAGGGAGCCCCAGGAATTCCCGTTCAAGGCAATGCAACTTCCTTTGCAGGGCGACATTTAAATAACACACTTCAAACACCAGACCCAGAATGGAGAGCTCTCCGCCAGTTCGACAACCCATTGGGCTTGCGTTGGACGAATGACTTCTATTGGCCAGCCATAGAAGAGCATGCGTTCGAGGCAAAACTTGGCGACTCTCTGTTCCAGTTCGATGTGAATATTTGGTGGCGACAACAGCTTATAACTGTTAATAACCAACACGCGCAGGTTTTTGTTACCAATGCGAGTCAGAGGTCATACTTGCAGAGGTCTTGCCCAGATGTGTGGAGACACTATGGGCTTGAGACGCGCAGTGTCCATTATTCGGGGACAGTGTTTGAAGTCTTATATTACTGGAATATTGGCTTCAGGACAAAATATTGGGCTCTAGTTGAGCTACCAGACATTGTGCCAGGCTACTGCTGGCACGCTTGTTTTGAACAAGGGTTGGGTCCTCTTTTATCGGAGGAGCGTTGCATCAACCTACGTGATCTTCAGAGCCTTGGTGGCAATATGGATATACTAGTTGAACATAATTTTGTTACGGCGCACGTAAGCAACAACGGCATCCCATTGTGGCAACTTATCGATTATCCTTGGATACGTCTAGGATTCGATGTTGGCAAACAACAGAAGTCATTATTACCAGTAAATCAGGTTTTTAGGAGGGCACCTTCTGGTAAGGTGCTATGCGCATGTACGGACACCCGTTGTTGGCTCGTTCACGAATGTGAAGAGGATGTACCATGCTTAGTTGAGTCTTGTCGTAAGCACGAGATCAACTCTGCGTTCTACACGCTTTGTCAAACTCAAGGTCCAACGCATATACAACAAATACCCACCGACATTGAGATCTGTCAATGTTGCGAGCGCCCCGCCATGTGGAGACTGATTGCAGTTTCGAGGTTTTCTAGTAACGGCATTTTCTCTCATGAGCGTTTTTATAGGTGCTTTGCTCATCAGGCGTCGCTCTCAATGATTGGTCGCATGTGGCGTGTGCTGGCTAGGGAAGAAATCCAGCGTGAGACACCCTGGCAGGATGAATTTCAAGACGACGCTGCCTCTAGGTATGGGATACCGAGGCCGCCTGAGCGTGTTGATATAAGTCTTGACATTGCGTCAAACCTTTTGTTCCGAAAGGATGGGGCATTTGGCATTCTTTTACGTAGGTTTACTAGTAGTACGGAAAGCAGGAATGAACAGAAGCGATTGCCGCTAAGGCGGATTTTTAACTTCCATTCCAGCGAACGTAAGTACTATCTAGAGGATATAGAAAAGTTTGTGAACAACAATACATATCGTGGATCAAGTTCCAACAAGGCAAGGCCCTGCGGATTCCAAAGGGAGAAACCAAGTTGGTGTCGGACTTGCCCCGTTGAGTCGCATGTAGGAGGGATGGGTAAAGCCCTGGGTGCGGATATGCCGCAGCCTATGGTACATGCAACTCTGGAAGGCCCCGTAAAAGTCGTGGGGTCCGAGAAATTTATTGTGTGTTTACCAAGGAAAAATAAAACAGATAAAAAGGGTTCCTTACGGCTGGACAAGATGGCTTTACGAGTTGCTGAAGTTGTCTCGCAAACATGTTCAGAGTTTTTGCCGGAGACAATGAATGGCATTGTACGATTGCCGTGCCGTAAGAAACACGAAATTATAAAAGAGGTCGTCGTTGACCATGAACGTGCAGGCTACTGTTATCTAGAATACTTCGAGGAAGGACCAGCACGAGAGAGCGCTAAGGAACGGTTTGGGCCGTATCCAAAGTTCTCTTCTCTTCCGCGGAAAATCCAAAGGAGTATGATGGTTGAAACAGCAGGATCTGTAACACATGCATCAAAGGAAGGAAAGCTTAAGCCCCAGTCATGGCAACGCATTGGCGGGTACGCCAATGTGTTAGGGCATAAGATACCGGCCAAAGATTCACGGCTATTGTGGTATGGGCAATGGAGGGACGCATGTCTCGTCCGTCGATTAGCAGCATTGAGGGAATGCGTCACTGATGTTGATCAGGACGCAATCTGGAAGGCTTTAAATCGAATGGGCGTTTTCCGTAGGGACATGCATCCCTGTAACATGTATAGTTACCCGGACCCCGCTGCTATGAATGCATTTGGAAAATTTGTGCATAGACAAGAGTTCAGTAAATGGTTGGACGAAACGCTTGACGCGGAACCTAGTGAGTTTTTACGTCGAGTCCGCGAACGCCCAGCAGTCTTTGCAACTATGTTGTCCGTCACTTTACTTGGTGGTGCCCTTGGAATGGCACATCTTGTATGTAAGTTGGCGTTCAAAGTTACTTTGGCTGGTGTTTTGGGGTTGTTTAGAAAAATCAGATTGTATGAGGACAAGATCGAGTTTCTTTTGCGCCGTATTTCGAAAAGTTATGGGAAATCGAATATGAAATCAAAAGTTAACAATAAGTCCAATAGTTTCAACAGATATTCTTCTTTAATCGTGGAGGAAGCAAATGACGTGCTTTTAGAAATTCGCAAGGGACTGCATAGCGCGGGTCACGCTATGAAATGTCATGCAAGTGATTTAACGGCAGTACCAAGGAACCGCTTTGAAGGTGTTAAGGAATACCTCACGGCGGCGTACGATACATTATCTATATACACCGAGCCTCCACTCAGAGTTGTGTCTAGAATGAATCAATGGACTGCGCGTTTTGGTCTGAAGACTAGGACAAAAGTTAAGGTGGCATGGGCACCTTTATTGCCTTATCGACTCCCAAATAAGCACTCACACGCTCGTGTGAGAATGCCTCAAACAGGCGCTCAGGTTTGGGTTCGATCTTCATATGAAGAAGCCCTAGACTGGCATGCTCGTATGCTAGCCAGTTCGATGGGCTCTGATCCTCAAGATTTAATCAGTCGAACACAAATCCGTCGAGAGTTTAATGGGAATCCGTACCATGATCTACACCTTGGGTATGTTCGAAAACATAACCCCTTGTTTGATGGTGTTCCAGAAGGCATGGACGGACTCGAAATCGCAAGCGCCGAAGCAATTTGGCAATCAATGGAAAGGTACGGCCCTCGAGATGATCCTGAACATGTGCTGTCTGAGGCAGACAAGACAGCTATTGCTAATGCTATGTTCTGGCAAAATCCGGGCTTATACGCTCATGCACAACTTTTAGACTATAATTGGGCTGATCACCCTCGCAAAATTAAGAAAATTATCAAAAACTTAGACGCGTCAGCTGGTATACCACTCCTTCACATGGGCACGAAAAAGAGGCTCTGGAAGGAAGGTTATTTACATGATGCCGCCCAAGCGGGCATCGACATGTTGGCACAAGATATTATCCTCCCCACTGTTGCACACGTTTTCCCAAAGTCATACGTGGTCGCCAGACACAAGATAGATCCTAGTGTTGGCGGTAAGTATTCAAACTTGCGCACAATTTTGGGGGTGCCAATCCACATTCAGGTTCGTGGTAGGATAATAAATGGGGATGTCAACGATCGACGAGACCCATGGGGGGCACCTGGAAAACCAGGTATGCCATTGACGGGAAGTGCGTTTAACCGTATGTATAAAGCTGTAGAAAACTATAAGTTCCATTATTCTTTGGATGGTACGAAGTATGATAGCACCGTATCGCGCCAAATCATGTCAGTTAGCACGAAGCTAAGAAAGCTCGGATATGAATGGCATCCTGATTACGAGTTAATTGCAAATACTTTGGACACAATGGAACAATCGCTAATGGAAGCCCATTTGGTCAATTTGTGGGCACGACCTAAGGATCCGAAGCGGGTTATGTGGAAACATGGGGGGCTAATGACCGGACATGAGTCTGTTACCGAAGATAACACAGAAACGTTGCAGATTGTAGTGATTGCGACGCTATGTAAGCTTTGGAACATGACTCCTCAACAAGTCTTGGAGTCAATGGCCCTGGAAAACGTCGGAGACGATAACTTCTTCCATTCCAATGTGCCTCTCGATGAAGAAGCCTTTAGAAAGGAAGCCCATGCAATAAGTGGAGTACAATTTAGAATCGAAGATAGGTCTGACAAAGTCACTGGGGTTGAATTCCTCAGTAAGACCGGCTTTCCACTCACACCAGACGAGATGAGTGAGCTGGAGTCTTATGGCATAGACACATCTGAACTAAAGTACGGAGCCACACATAATCGACGCACGCTCCTTATGCGTTATAGTGGATTGAAGCAGGACGGCATGCATCGTGCAAAGGCCCGTTCTAAAGATCCTTTCATCAGAAATGCATACATGCTTGAAAGAATCAACGGATACGCACTTTTATGTGCACATCACAAGGACATTCACCAATTTCTGGAAGGAGAACGTGAATGGTACCTTAGTCGTATAACCAATGAGGAAATCAAGCGCCGGTTAATTCGAACCAAGCGCCTCAAATTCCCCACTTATCGCAAGGTGATGCAAGGATGGTATGCTCCTATAGAGATGCCTAAAACAGTCAAGGGATTAGCGCCAGTTTGGCTCGCTTATTATGATACTTACAACATGGGATTTTACAATATTGATTCAAACCTCCGTAAAATACGGTCAAGTATCGGGAAACTCGATCCTGAGTTCTGGGATTTGCCCGACTTAGTTTTAGATGAGTTACCCTACAAACCAAGAGGTTGGAAACCAACATTCCAAGTGGAAAGTTTCATTTATTGGCGTGCAATGGAATTTGAATGGCCACGTGATGAAGATGGCCTTCATATAAAGCATGCCGCTTTTCCGCGTATTCGACGCGAAAGTATGGTGGCTTTAGCCAGACAAAGTCCATTCTTTGGCTGCACTGACGTTGATCTGTTTAGTCAGATTTACATACCACGCTACGAGAAAATGCTTTACAATGAACACGCGTATGACACGGTCATTGAGATGGCAACTAAGTGGCGATTCCGCATGGCTATTATGTCCGTGATTTATTCCGGTCTTAGCTTGAGCGTTTCTGTGATCCCGGCAGGTGCTTTTAGCATCATGCCACTATTATTCGATCTCTATTATGGATCTTTGAGACGATTATATAGTTGGCTCAGTTACGCTTTTTGGTTAGATCGCGGACGCGGAAGTCCTATCATCAGCAATATGGTGCCTAAGGATCAGTATGGCGCTTATAAGAATATGGCAGCGTTACTTTTATCCAAAATCCCAGAGTCATTTTATTTACCAGATTTGCTGTATTTCTTGAATGTTGACACCGGTATAGCATTGGAGACGCTAGCACAGGGTGTGAACTATGTTCTAGGAATGGCTACTCCAGGCATACATTCCATCAAGAATGCAGTATCTGAGACTGGTTTGACCGGAGATGTTTGGGAGACGCTAACGCCTTTGGTGTTCAAAGAATTGATAGAGCATAAAGCCATCATTCTAGATGCACCGACTGGCACGGGAAAAACATATTTCTTCCCTCAACACAGTCTAAGGCAAGCAAGTTTACAACTTTCTTATCATATCGTGCTTGTACCCACCAGGATTTTATGGCAAGAAACACATATTCCTGGTGTGATGAAATCGAGCCGGTTGGTCCCTTTTAGGCCCATCCCGGGAGTTCATCTCATGACTTATGGTTATGCTAAAGCCATTTGGGGACGTCTCAGTTCAATTTTGTTAACCACAGGGAAGGAGCAAGTTTTGTTCCAACTCGACGAGTTACATTTCGAGACGCCTGAACAGCTATGGATAAACAGTAAAGTCAGGTCGGCCGGTTTTTGGAGAGTTGTATCAACAGCGACGCCTGCTTTTAAGATATTACGCGAGACATTTCACACGTACCACGCTCCTTTAAATCGCAAGCATACCATCTGGCATATCGGCATGAAAGAAGATGTTAACCAGTCTGCCTTAGCTCACGCAATGTTAACTAATGAAACGGCAACGTCCTTGGGATTGAACAAGCGATTGCTCATAATCGCACCATCTGAGATGAGATGTGATGTGATATGTGAGACACTTAAACTCGCTAAGAATTCATACCCACAGCCTTTCACTATTAACGTTGTGTCACGTTCCCGTCCACGTGTTCCTCCAGATGGCCATGTGGTCATCACTCAAATGGGAAGAGCGGGCATCACAATCCATGGTATAACTTGTGTGATAGGAAGTCATGAAATGGTAAATCATTACGGTACGGTGCAGCACCGACCACTATCATACGAAGGCATGATCCAGGAGAAAGGACGAACTGGGCGCACCAATAACGGTATCTACATTCAGAGCACATGTCGTTTGTCAACTTCAACGGCAGTGCAGGTACCAGATCCTTTGGATGCACTGGAAAACATTGACTTGTATAATGCAGAGGGCAAGTATGGTTTTAAAACACCTCTCATAAAAATACCTCCCGGTTATTTAGGGAGTCCTCTAAATGAATGGCTGGCCCATGAAAGATACTTAACTTTTGAACAATACCGTTCACTAAAACTCTACCTCTCAATTCGCCATTGCTACTATGGCTTGCCTAGAGATGAGGCGCATAGGTCATCTCAACAAGGTTATGAGGCCCTTCAACACGGATTAGCGCCACCATATGAACTGGAGCATATATATGTTGAAGAGGATTTGCTAAGATATGAGGATATCGAGCATCTCTTAGATGGAGTACACGGTATTACCCGGAACGGAAAATTGCATGGGTTTCTCAATTATAATGGTCCGGTGATCACGGTTGGCACGTTGCAAAAGGTCACTTTACCAGATGAGGGAAAACCCCAGTATAAGACGCAGTCTATCGAACAGGGTGTTCAAGCTTTGAATGAGTTCATCGAGTCTATTAGACCATTGACCGATGATGAAATCAAAGCCACGCTTATATCTCACGAAGAGCCTTTTCCTGAATATAGTCGTATAGTCCAGAGTCAAGATGACGAAGATATATGGCTAAAGGATATTCGTGGGAGCTTACACTAGTGCAAAGGTGAAAATCCTCCCCTCCCCTGGGGTTAAGATCGGGGTCCCTAAGTAGACGTTGCACGACGAGGG